CGCGTGTGTACATGAGCAAAATATCGTGCAAAGTTTAAAAAACTGCTTTTGATTGTGGGTCTGATCCAGGTACGACTCAAGATCAGCATGTCTACAAGTGCTTCTATCACACTTTGTTTGTTGCGACTGATGTTGTATTTGGTTTGACGTCCGTCGGTATCTGTGGTCGAAGCATACCAGTCACCGGGTATGAGTTTTTCCACATAGCTGGTTTTAGATCGGGCACACACATTTGGCAACAGGGCGAATCGTTCTTGGGTGATCTCATCGTCTGAACAAACAAAATAACGCTGTGCAGGTGTGTTCAGCACCTGCTGATACAAGGATTCCTCATTGAGATTGCTGTTTTCGGTTTTTCTAAGGTGCAGTCCTGCCACAGTGTTATCTATGCCGTTGACCTGACAAAAATCTTGCACACACTTGGTAACATGACTGGAAACCAGCAGTGTACCCAGCTCTTGAATTATCTGATCTTGTGTAAAGTAAGCAGAAATTTTGTTGTGGTAATAAACCAAGTCGCCAGATTGCGATGCGGCTTGCTGGATAGAATCTAGACTGTGACCGTGACACCGATCCAGTTTGAAATGAGTTTGATTTTCATGTATGATAAAAATGCAATCAAGATTGTGTTCAAACACTTGAAACACATTGTGGTTGTTGACAGTCCAGTTACTGTTGGCAAACAAGTCGTGAAATCCTGCACCACACCAGTTGTTTTCTGGCCAAGAAATCACAGGTGACAGATCGTATCGTGTTGCCAGCATTAAACCGCCTACCAGGCCACTCAAACGATTTCCTAGCCCTCCATCACACAGTATGTGTATTTTTCTGTTGTTCATATTTGTGCCATAGATGCAAGGCTCTTATCTATCCATGGCACCACTAAATCATGTTGTCGTAAATGGCCATGCGCATAAATGCTTCTGTCAGCAGATTCTGGAAGAAGTCGAAGTTTGGACAAATCATGCCAGCTAGTAGTTTTGGGATCCTGTGGTTCATGTTCGCTTTTGTACACTATGGCATGGATCCAGGGATCAGACGGCATCTGCCGGAAAAAACCTGCTCGGCAATCCCATCCGGACATGGCCAGCAGGTGCATGAGACTGACCATGGTGTGATGATACAAGCATCCAGCATCTAAATAATAAGCCAACCGCCCGCGATGAGTTAACACGGTCTGTGGCACACTGATAGTCAGCATGCCACCATCACTGGCGATGTGCCACCAATTGCTGAGAGTTTGCAAAGGATTCACACAGTATTGAAAGGCATCATGGCACCACAGGATATCAAAACCTTTTTGCGGTGCATGTATCTTGCCTTCAAAATCTGTGCGCTGATATGTTATGTTGTCATGCTTTTTGGCCATGGGCAACTGCTCTAGCAGGTCGATACCTTGACATTGTATGTTCAATGGTTGTGGATTATCTTCACGAGTGGTACGGGTGGCCCACCATTCTAGATCCTCACCTGAGCCACACCCCAAGTCTGCCACTGTAACAATACTTTCCATGAAATCGTCGTATTCATACAAGGCATTCAACACCTGTAGACTGTGACGATGGCTGTCGCCAGGATAGACAAATTTCATAGCTGTATGTCTTCCATGCCGGCAGTGCGCAATCTAACAATGTGTCCGCTCATCCATGATTTGCTATCCAGGCCTTTCATGATACCCAACCAGCGATTGCGTAGCAGGGCCACTTCGTTGATTATGGTTTCAAAGTCGATCACTTCATCCTCGCCATCCACGTATTTTTCTGCATCTCTCGAAGTCAGGGCACGGGCATAGCCCTCTAAATATTTTTGGAAATGTTTTCTGCGTATCTTTCTCAACTGTATGTTGAGATGATTCAATATGGCTTCGATCTCTTGCAGTTGATTGAATCTGTGTTCAGTTATGCCCGGTAGTTCTTTGATGTTTTTTTCAATCAACCCACCCACACGCACATCACGTTTGGCATCTTCCAATTCTTTTTCGTAGTAGGCTATAAAATCCGGAATGGCACCTAAATCCGCAACTACTCGACTATACCACATATAACAATCCTGTTAGAGTGTTGATCATTGATTCATCCAATTGATAAAATGTTTAGGAAAAATATTTAAATCTAAATTTCTATTTTTGACAAAATGATAAACATATTGTTGTAATTTTTGTTTTTGTTCTGGTTGATACTCAACTGTGACTGTGTCATGGAACTCAGGCAAGGCATGTTGATATATTGTTTTACTTTCTGTATCCAGCACGCTGGCACTGAGATAAATTGGGTCTGTACATAAATTTACAATGTCTTTGCCGGTTCCAAAATCTCGTTTAAATTCTTCCATACCATGTATGGTCAAATTGCTCAATACCATACAAAATTTATAATCAAATTTTTGTTTTATCAGTGTTAGATTGTTACAAAAATTATTCCAGCTATTTCCATATCTATTGAATTCGTACAATTTACCTGTATTTTCAGCACTGACTGTAAACGTGACTGTGTCAGGCAGTGTATCCAGAATACGTTTTAATCGCTTGGAATCAACTCCAAGGCCTGTGAATATGTTTACCGGGCCCGGCAGGCTGGCCACAAGCTCGTCCAGTTTGTTGTACAGCAAGGGTTCGCCACCGCTGATTTCAATCATTGTGGCTGTCTTGATATTTTTTATTTCATTGAGTATCAGTTGATAGCTGTTGCTGGACTTGATTGCATTTTGACCAAGTTGTAGGACCATGCGATCATTGTTGTTGATATGGAAACGTGTTTCATCCAGATATGGCCCATGTGTGTTGATGTCACGTAACCATGCTGTGCTATATTGTTTACAACAATAGCTACAGGTCAAATTACAATCACTGCCTAAATTTATGTGTAACACAGTTGGGGACGAAATCACATCTAGATGTGATTTTATCGTGGATCCCATTCTGGTGCGACGACTTGGTAGTCCAGCACGTTCAGCCCGCCAACAGGTATCTTCACAACCGGCCACAGGATCGTTCTCTAACATCTGTTGCCGTTCCTGTTGTAGATTGGGAGTATTAAACAGTTGCCCGGGATTATCTTTTAACCAGTTAAGATCTATTTTTTCTGTTGATGCAGCACAACAACTCGACATAGAACGTCTCTCTGGTTCTACAGTCATCCACCAAAATTTTTGTGAACAATAATACTGATTATCAGTAATCTTCGTCGGCATCGTCGTCATCATGCAGATATTCGTCTTCGTCTTCGTCATCGGCGTGATCTTTGAGATAATGCGTTAATGCACGCTTGATTTCACCGTCACCTTTGAATGCATCTCTGATTTCATCGGCTGACACGTCGTTGTCAATCAGGACTGACACCAGAGTTTCTGCTGCTTCATTACGATCTTGTGGGTTTACATAACGCTTGAGTTCGTTCCAAATTTCTTTACTTAAATCTGCTGACATCTATTATTCCTCCGTGGCTGTTTCTTCAGTACTTACCGTTTCCTTCTGATTTGCAAAGTCAGCCATGACCTTGTCCAAGCACCCTTCTTCATTGCTTTCCCAGGCCTTGCGGAACTGTTTGATGATCTCACCATCCGAAGTAACAAACATAAGTCTGTTACCATCCTTCTTGAGCAGACCTTTCTTTTCAGCCAAGTCCACGAGACCGCTGTAGGGATTCATGCCTGTCTCATAAGGAATCTTGACCTGCACGCCTTCAAAAGGTTTGGCATAGCGTGTTTTCATTACCTTGCAACCGGCACGGATGCCCATGACTTCACTGATCTTGTTGCCGTCCTCGTCCTCTTTGAGCTTCATTTTCTTCATGGCCACCACGATACTGCTGGCATAGATAAAGCCTTGTCCACCTGAGATCTTGTCGTCAGGATCAAACATGTCCTGACTTGCGTATGTATGGTTTGTACATACTAGGCCTACGTTATAACTACCAAACATGTTGACGCAGTTACGGACAAGTGCGGTGAGTGCCTTGGGTTTACGACCCAGGTCACCTTTCATTTCACCTGCATCAAATTGGTTAACGTCCGTGGGTGTCAGCAACATGCCCAAGCTATCAATGATAAACATGACCTTGGGACGCTCGCCGTCGGGCAAGGCCTTGTAGTCAGCCATGAATGTACTAATAGTTTTGGCCACATCATCGATCATGGCCATGCTAAGTTTTAGCAGTTTGCTTTCGCTGGTATCTACACCCAAGGCCTTGAGCCAATCTTCATCCAAGGCGTTTTCCGAATCAATCAGCACCACAAAGATACCTTGTTCCTGTGCGTTTCTGGCAATGTTGCCAGAACAGATATAGCTCTTGCCTGCGCCTGATTCTCCAGCAAACACAGTGACTTTGCCCAAGGGAATACCTTTGTTGAAGTCTCCGCTGATTAGATAGTTCAAGGCATAGTTGCCTGTGCTAATCCAGTCTGTGGGATCATTGAATCCGATCGACAATCCGTCGATGCTTTTTGTGATTTCCTTGCGGAACTTGCTTACGTCAAATGGTTTACCCATGTTAGTTTTCCTCTCGTAATTTGTATAATTCTGTAAAAATTTTGCTGCTGTCAAGATTTCTTCTTTGATCTATTTGTTTTAATTTGTCAAATGTTTCTTTTATATTTTTTTCAATCGGTGTTGATATATAGTTTAACATTAAATTCAACGAATTGTAAAGAGAATACTCAGGGGCAGCTGATGTCAATTTACTCTTAATTCTTTGTGCAAGTTGTTCTAATGCCAGATCGGGCAAATTTCCTACGTGCCACATTCTGGGTTTATCCAATGGGTTGACAATAAAGGTATGCTCGTGAAATCCTAAATTTTGCAAAA